AACGCTTAAGCTAAAATGTAAGTAATAATAAGGGAACGCTATGGTAGACGTGCCAACAATAGAGCCGACAATAACGCTTGGCGCACTTGGGATAATGGTAACGATTGCGGGATCTATTGGCACGGCCATGTGGTTTGTGATAAAATCCACAGCGACGATTCAAAAGATATTCGCGTCGATCGAAAAGCAACTGGCTTTGCTTAAACAAGACAGCCAGAATCAAGAACGGAGGCTTGGGGTAATCGAAGATGAACTGAGAAAACAAACGGACATTCTTACTGAGCAACGTGTACTTACTGAAAAGATGAGCATAATCGAACGGCGGTTGGATCGCTTTGATGAGTGGCGAGATCATTTGCTGGATGAAATCGGCCGGTCACGGGTTGGATCTGAAATCGCTCATAAGATAGGTTAGCGATAGTAAACGAGGGGCGGTTAAAGGCCGCCCCTGTCACATTAAGATCTGGCCTTCACTGCCTTTAGAGATTTGAAACCAGCGAATGCCGCTGCGCTTTTCTCGGCCGATGCATGTGATCTGGCCACTACGTTCTAGGATCTCAACCACCCGCATAATAGAGTGGATTGGGATTCTTTCTTTTGCGAACCGCGTGATGTTGGCCTCGGATACACCTTGGCCCTTGTCAGAGATCATGATATGATGGATGATCTCGTCCATAGCCTGCGCATCAGCGTTGGTTGCGCCAGCCTTAAAGATATCTGGCATGGTTATCTCGGCTTGAACTAGCCAATTTAGCGCCTGATTGAAATCCTCTCGTGTGAGGATTAATGAGTTGGACTTGTCGATCGCGGATATCATTGAGAGCTTATATAGATTTTCGACACGTCGGGCGGCGTAATGGATTAGCCTTGGGTGACTTGGAACCGGAGGCTCGCCAAGCTGCTTCCAGTTCCATACACAATCGCGGTAATCTGCAGTTACTTCAAACTGCCCGCGAAGATCGTTGATCATTAGCAGGTCGTGGGTTAGATCTTCAAAGTGATTGTTTTCTTGCGGCGCGAAGTCATCGCTGATAATCTTCTCGTCGGCAAATACCATAATGGTGCGGCTGGTAAAGCCTTGGCCCCAAGCTTTCTCTGGCATGAACTCCATTAGGTTCTGCGGAGTGCTGCCGCAGAGCATGTTTAGCTGTGGCTTTGGAATGTTGATTTTGATCTCACCATAGCGGCGCTCTTGCGAATATGGCGTTGGGTTAAAGAATGCCGAGAGCCCATCGACCATTTCGTGTTCGTGCTTGTGAATGAATGCGCCAAGTTCGTCGGCGCAGATATACATGGAGTTGTATTCTATAATCTCGTTGTCTGGCATTACAATCTTGCGCTTGGATTTGACCAGACGATCAACCAACGCTGCCCAGGTCAGCGAGATCGGCGCAAGATAGAACTCTGGAATGTCTTGAACATACGCGCGGCCCTCATAGATCGTTCGAGATTTGCCCACGCCAGGATGGCCGATTAGGAATATGTACAGGTTTGGATATACAGGGCGCGAAGTCATCACCCAGACCTTTTGTTCCAGGACCGCTGCAAGTGTGGAGATTGCAGTCCATTGGCGAAACAGCCCTGGGCTATTTAAATTTTTTGTATGATCCATAAACCGGCCGATCCAAGAGTCCAACTTGCGGGCTCCGTTTGCGGGAGTCATGTCCTTTATAGTCCTTAAGGCCATCGAGGTTCGTCTCACTCCAGTCGGACTTGTTCCAACCGACTTTGCAATCATACGGAATGCGGAGTTGACGGCCCCGCTCTAGGTTTACTGGAACGATAAGCTGTTCCATCAGCTGTGGAATGATTTCGTCTTCAAGGTCTTCTGGGTACATAAAGGTCAAGGCGTCGTGATCGTGCATCATGATGATTGCGGTGCGATTGCGCCAGATGTTTAGCATGGCTTGGTTGACGATCCGTGCCAAGGACTCTTGAGGGTCATAGGCAATGGCAGCGCGGATTGTATCTGGAGCGTTGCGGCGGCCGAAGAAGTATCGCTTGCGACCCATGAGTGAGATCAGATAGCCGTGTTTGCGAATCTGATCTTCGACGTGGCGCTGCCATTGCTCGTGGGCTGGAAATGCCGCGAAGTACAGCGGCTGGAAATCGGTAACTACGCGGATGGGTAGTTTAGCTTGTCCGGCGAGAGTTTGAGGTTTACCTCCGTAATTTGACCCGTGCCCCAGCTTCTTACACATGAAACGGTGAGTGTAATGCCTGTAAAATGGCTGTTCTGCAATTTCTTTATCATGTTTAAGATCTCCTGTCCAAGGAAGCTTTGGCCAACAAATCCTTGCAACTGCTGTATGAGGATCTCCAGACTCGCAGGCTTCGAGGTACTTGCTGTCGCCGAAAAGGTTCCACTCGATTGCTCCGACGACGAATGACTCCCCAGACTTGGCGTCGCACTTGGCGAACTTGTATCCGGGGTCAGCGATATATATTGATCTAAGAGACTCTTCAATGTTCTGGAGGTTTCCTCCAGTTCCGAACTCACTCGAACTAGACGAGAAGCGACCCGTGTTAGTCCCAGCGATATTATAGCTCGTTCTGATTCGTCCATCTGGGTCAATCTCCGTCTTAAGGGTCGAGATCTTCTTTCCAAGATCCGCCATGATGTTGATATGCTTGACGATCTGTTGCGCGACCGGGTAGGCTTCGAGCTTTTCACGGGCGTCACGGTCAGTGGTAGGTCGGCCGGATTTGCAAATCGGTGGGATGCCAAGTTTATCGTAGAGCAGGGCCTGCTGATGTGCTGGCGATCGCCAGTTGAACTCTTTCATGCCTACGCCTTCGTAGACAATACGTTCGAGCTGCTGTTCGATGTGATCGAGTTCTTGGTAAAGCTTGTCGATCGCAGCGGCTTTGGCGACTTGGTCTACAAGCACACCACGGTAGCGCATTTCTAGCACAGGGCCTTGGAGGCTGCGTGAGAAAGCGTAGGTTTCAGTTGTGGAGTTATCCAACATTGGCTGGATGGCATTGAGAACGTCATAGGTGACACAGACATCGAGGCCGTTGTAGACTTGATCGCGTTCCCATTGCGACAGGGCTTGCGGTTCCATCTCGTGTGTGCAGATTATTCGCATTCAGGTGAATCCTTTCCCACCTTCTGCTGCCATGATTGAATAAATGCTACTTCAATCCAGATATCAAGGCCTTCTGATGTATCACCATACTCGACGTACTGTTCCTGTTCTATTGCATACCCATCGCGATCAAAATCATAATGAATGCGGATGCCATCTGATGCACGAACGTCAACAAGGCCTACATGCAGATATTTGATCCTGCCCTCACATCTAGGATACCAAAAGTCTATATGAGCGGTATCCCCATATACAGCAACATCTGTTATATCATTCTGTTTATTGAATGGTGCAGCTGACATATTACGAATCCTTCTTCACTGTCTTCTCTTTCTTTCGCATGCCCTTCCAGGTCCCTTCGTCGGAATAGATCGAGCCAAGGTAGCCAAGGCCTTTAAGCGATTCAGGTTGCAAAGCATGGTGCAAGAGCATGGTGTCTTCGCTAGCGTTGGCAACGCGGATGCCGTAGGCTCTGAGCAAGAACGCTATGTCATAGAGCCCGTTTTGGAACAGCTTTGGGATGCTTCGATCTTCAAGCACTCGTCGTACAACGCCCCAACATTCAATTTCAGCCGCTCTAGTCGGCCAGTAGCTTCCGCCAGGTTGTCGCTCGTCATCGAACGGAATAACAATGGCGACATCTGGTCTTGGAGCAAAGCCAATGCAAGTAACTCGTGATCCAGCTGTCTCAATGTCGACAGAAAGTATGCAACACCCATTGATGTATCTGTCGATGAACTCAATGATGTCGCTAAGCTCGGGTTCGATCCAGATTTCACGTGGCGGTCTCCTGATTTCGGGGAATTGCGCTTCTCGCTGGGCCTTCATTAGGTCCGCGATTACAGTAGGGCGCTGTTCCCATTGGCGAAGAACAGCAGCAGGGTGATAGGTTGGCAAAAGCTTAAAATCTAGAACAGTATGTGTACTAAGAAGCGTTGTTCCTCTAAGCTTTGTAATACCAGTCCGACCAGCGAGAGCCCACATTGCACTATTGCCAAGGCAAATAATGAGATTGGGATCTTGGCTAACGATCTCATCAGCAAGTCGATCCAGTTCATGAGCAAATTCTCCCCTGACGTATTTTGATTTTAACAGCGGCGGGTAGCCCAGGAGCGCGACGTTGCGCGGCCCGCAAAAGTATTCAAGGTCATTGCGTGGAGGGTGTTGTTGGAATACGTTGGTGCGAAAGACTTCTGGGTGGAGATCCCACACTGCAGCAAGGCAGGCGGAGTCGCCGGTTGTGTAGTATCGAGAAATGTATTCGTGGTCGAAGCCTGAGAGATCGATGACTCCAGCGTTGCCGAGCATCCGAAGAAGCTCAACGCCGCTAGCGCCAACGAAAGACTGACCCAGCTTGGCTTCGGATTCGCCTTGCGCTTCACCAAGAAGGATGATTGGTTTAGTGGTGGGGGGCATTGGCAATCACTTCGGTAGCTACTTTTTTAAGGGACATTAAAAGATCATCGCTTGTGCCCGAGACCGAGTTTATAATTGTGTTGTCTTTGACTGGCTGATGCCCTGGGAGCAGCTCCCGCTCAGCCAATATTGCATATCCAGCGGTGTCATGCCAGTTGTCGGCATGACCATTGCCACCTGAGAAAATACGCGAGAGCTTAGTGCAGATCAGGTCGATTGACTCTCGTTGAATGTCGGTTAGATCTGCATAGCCAGGCTGGTTGGTAAGGTATGACTTTAGGCCTTGAGATATCTTGGCGTTGGTGGCGAAGTCGCCGTGGGTGTTGGCACGTTCTTTGAGGGTATCATGGATTGACATTAATCTTCTCCCAAAAATATCTCGATTTTGCAACTGGTGTAGATGGGGAGGGATTGCGCCCTCCCCTGGCTTGGTTATTCCGCAGGAGCTGTGCGGCCCAGCTCGGCGAAGATCTGTGTGCCATCGTCCGAAGTCCGGTGGCGAATGCTCGCCAGGACATGAGAATTGATGACTTCGTCGTTACGGGTACGGCGCGAATGACCGTCGGTTAGGTCAATGCCACAGTGTTCGTGGAACTCATCCAGGCGATAAATGGCGTCTTCGGTTGTGTAAAACGTGGCTCGGATGGTTTTGCCTTCGAAACCGCCCATTTCGTTGAGTTCCTCAGCGTCGACATCGTCCATGGCGCCGATCACACGGAGGGTGAATTGAACATATGGCGTTTGTTTGCGTGAGGATTTGTCATAGACAACAGGGCCTTGGACGGTGGTGAGATATGTGCCGGTTGGGAGTGGCTTTGGGCGATCGACTTCTGACGGTGCTTCATCGAGGATTGATTGGAAGTTAGGTGCGTCGGACATGTGGTTAGACTCTCTTGAGTGTTAGCGCCATTGGTTTAGCCGGAGTGGCTTCCTTCGCTGGCGCTGGGCGAAGAACTTCGAAGATCGTTGCGAGGCCGGTTTCGATCGGTAGTTCGCCATGCAGGTGGCTTGGCCGGGTATTCGCAAGGTCGATCATCATATCGGAATCCAGTTGAATCGTTCGCTTGTTGTTTTTGTGCTTATAGCGAACGTAGGATGGAAAGTATTGCGGGATCTTTGGCGATAGCTTTTGGCCAACGCCTTGTGGGAAGATCTTGGTTGATCCATCTGGCAAGGTCTGGTAGATACCATGGCAGATTACTATGATATTAGTACGGAACGTTGG